TTTTCCGCCGCCGACGTTCGGAGTTAGTCCGTTCATATGATCTTGAGATGCAAAATGGCCGTCTATTTGGCCGCCGACCCAATCACTAAGCATTGCGACGGGGTTCTTTTTTAAGTTTCCTTTTTTATCAGTACTTGCGGTTTCGCCTTTACCTAAAAAGCCTGAAAGCTTATCTACGCCGGACCCGATCGTGTCAAAGATCAAACCCCAGCCCTTAAAGATTTCATTGATAACTTCGAAGAGCTTTAATTTCTCAGAGATTTTTTCGAAAGCTTCGGCAAGTTTTAAAACTTGGTCAACGACTTTTGAAATGTCATTCACCATCGATTGGCCATGTTTTGCGTTGAAGTGGCCAAAAGCCATTTGCATTTTATTATTGAGATTTGACCAAGCGATGTTTGATTTATCTAGTGAGCCGATTTCGTTTCCAGAATATGTGGGCGCCTTCGAAAGCATTTCAGGCGTAAACATATTTCGGCGCATCGCTGCGATGGTGCCTTCAGATAACCCGGCGCCTTTGCCAACAATGTTGCCCTGAATGAGCGGCAACTTTTGAATCGCGTCATTGTAGTGCTTTAGCATTAGGAAGGTGTCTTGATAGTCCTCTTTTTTGACCCCACCCAGGGCCCTCGACATTAACGCGATGCCCTCGGGCGGTCCTTTGCCCATAAGCATGTTGGACATCGAGTTTTGCAGCGCTTTTACGGAGCCGGTCATCTCTTCGGCGCCGACACCCGCTTGACGAGCCGCGAATTGCCATTTTTGTAGGTCTTGCGCGGATTTCCCAGTGAACGCAGTAAAATTGGTGAGCCCCGTACCTGCGGCGCCTGAAATTGCCATCATTCGCTCTAAACCATACATAGCACCAAGAATGGCCGCTTTGGTCTCGATCGATGATGAGCCTAAGTCGCTCATTCCCTTTTTAACGTTACCGAGTGCGCCGACTGTTTTGTCGGCCCCTTTGATTCCAAGCTGCACAAACAATTCGGCTATCTGCAATTGACGCCCCCTAGATTTACGAGTAGTTCAATTGCATATGTGGAAAGCCCGAAAACGGATGAGTAACGCCATGAAACTTCGTCATAAAACTTTAGGTTACTAACTCTCATTTTTGTTCAACTCCCAATGCATCCTTTCGTAGTCGCTGCAAAACTCTTCATAGTTGAGTGCTTGCAACACTACGCGAGCCCCGAGCTCTTTTACTTCCGCATAAGACCCGAAGCCCAACTTAACGAGCTTGAGATGAATCAACAATACGTCGTCAACGGCCTCTATTTTTGGTCGCTTCCTATCATCTCGAAGAACTGACTGTACTCTGCATAGAGGCCTTTCACGAAAGGGTCGATGTTTTCCTTTGCGACCGCGATGCAAACAGCGACATAATCGCTGCGTGCCTCAACGGGTTCAAAAGTATCTTTGTCGATTTTTAAATCGCCCTTACCGCTATTGTAGATGCACTTCTTAAAGCACTCCCACAAACACGCCTCAATTTTCTTCGATGATAATCCAACACAAAAAATGTCTTTATAGACACTCGCCATTTCAGTTGTAGAGACGAAAGCAACCGCCTTCGCCTCTTCTAAAATCGCTTGATAAAGAGCCTTCGAAACTTCGAATGGTGAGACACCGATTTTCAAAACTGCGCCGCTCGGCAATTTTATTTCTCTCATGTTAAGTCAAAACCCTTACCGCTTGCGAAAACTTCATTTCATACATCGCAATCGATTGATCGGTTTCGCCTTCAACGTTCGACTTCCCTTCAATCGATTTCTTAAAGATACCGCCCGAAAGAATGTAGGTATCTGAGCCGACGTTACCTGCACCATCACCAAGTTTCTTGATGAACGTGCCGGTCAAGAGAACCGTGCCCGAGAAGTTGGCGTTTTGTTGAGCGAGCAAGTTTTGTAAGAACTTGTCGTCATTGCCGCCGCGAATGATTCGCATCTTTACTTCGCACTGTGCGCCCGAAGCGTTGTAGCCGAAAATCGCGTTCCCGTTCTTTCCGGTTTTCACGTTTGCGATGTCATTAGGGTAAGTCAGCTCGACAACGTTCCCATCGGCGAAATCCGATAGGGGTTGGTTGTTTAAGACGACTGTGTCATTTCCAGATAATGCTATTTTTGCCATAGATAAATCCTTTCAAACTTACGCGTTTATGTTAACGATGACCGAAGAACTATGAATTGCACCGGCCTGTTTTGCCGCTATTTGCACAAGCGGAGCTTGCCGAGCCGCCCTTGCCGTTTGCGCTTGTTGAGCGACCGGCTGCGAATAGATGTAGTAACCGCGTTGCAAGATGTTGTTAACGAAGTCCACTTGGTTCCCGAAGGTGGTGGAACTTGTCCACGAGCCTGGCGCCAAATATTGGTTGGTAACACCTTGTTCACACACGGCTCGGTAAGCACTTTTAAGTCCGTCCATACCTTGCTCAGTCTGCGGAATCTTGGTGCTTGATTGAGCGAGATAGTTAAAGCCCGCAACTTGAAGACCGCCGACAAACCAACATAGGTTATAAACTTGGTCCCAAAAGCTGTTGAGGCCTGAACAAAATACTTTCGGCACCCCTTGAATGCTTACGTAAGTGTCTGCACCGGCTGCAACCGCAAGAGCCAAAATCGTTTGAGTCATAGTTGGATCTGGCTGAATAGTTGCGAGCGCTTTTAGATGCATCGTTTGAGTCGTGTTACTGCCGTTAAAGTTAGTAGACATCGCAAGCCCCGCGTAAGCTGCCATGTACTGAACCGATGTAAGCCACTGATTCGATGCAGGCGAAATCGCTCCGTAGTAGAGACCCCGGCTTTGCGTAAAGCTGCCTGAGCGAAGTAGATCTAGCATCCCACCAACGTTGATGTCCGCTTGGTTGTAGGAAACCCAAAACGCAACGGCGTTAAGAGCTTGAACGACCGCAGCCGCCGCCAACATATCCGTTTGACCGATTTCTGCAACAGAGTGATTGCTCATGATGCCGAAGAACTGAACAAGACCGACCGATGCCGAAATCGCTGCGCCGATTGTTTGTCCGACAGTAGTAGTTGAAGGTGTGATCGAAATCGAAGCGTTAAGAGTGTTGCTTGTGATTGCAACGAGTGTTCTTGCTCCGTAAAGGCCATACATTGTCAAAGTGAGGGTTTGACTTGCAATCGACCCGCCTACTACGACTTGACTAAAACCTGAAACCGCTTGCACTTTGGCTTGGATTTGTGCAGCCGTATCATTCCAGTTGACCGCAGCTGTTGGTGAAAGGACTCCCCCGCCTAGGTCAATAACAAATGTTCCCGAAGCCGGTGCCGCAGAAAACGCTAATGATTGAACTGCAACGCCGAGCGGAATCACCACCAAGTAGCCGCCGCCTGCTAGAATGTTTGGCTGCTGAGAGAAGAGCGCAACGGCCATTTGGTACGTCTTACTTGAAGACCCAAAGTCTACACCGACTTGTTGTGGGCTTAAATAGATCTGGTACCCGAGAGTTCCAAAGCTATTCGCGTAAACTTCATCCGAGAACAAAGCGATATTGCTTGTATTGTAAGCCCCAACACCAGTCTGCGCAGTGGCGACCGAGATGTTGACGACGTTTGTTATTGCTAGATTTGCCATAGTTTCTCCTTTTTAACTTTGTGAATAATTTATCGATACAGGCGCAAACGTGTTCATGTAGTTTACCGCTTGTGTCTTGGTTGCAAAATATTGTAACGCCACTCCAATTGCGAATCGGTAAGGAATCGCAGCTCCGTCGGGCACTGACAGATTCGTAAACGAAGCCCCTGGTGGAAGCTTCCCAATAAAAAAGCTGTTAGCCTCTTGTTGTGTTTCCGCGTAATCACTCGCTAAGGCCATGACGACCTCTTCTTTACGAGTTCTTGCGGAGCTATCACGGCTGATGATATCGACTTGTAGTTGCGCGAGCACGTTGACTGACTGGCCTGAATTTATGCCGCCCGAAACTGATACGTGTGAGTTGGTATTTCCAAAGACCTTACAAGACAAAACCGAAACGGCCACGTAAAGCCCGCTACTAGTCGGCTGCATAATCTTTTGGTCCCAAATATAAACGCGGTCACTTGTAAGGCCCAATTGGTTTTGTATGATGTCGCAAAAAAGCAAAAGCGGATCACCGATCAAGATTTTAGCGTTAGCTGTTGCGCTCACTGAATCTGTTACTTGAATGGTGTCAAAAAGCTGCGCCGGGTTGGATGGCACAACATTCGGCGCAGTATAAAGACCTGTTGAACTATTAATTGTTCCACCAGCACCATTGGGGCGGACCGAATATGTATAGGGCGCAGTGCCGCCCGAAGCTGCAAAGCTTGAAGTGAGGTTAACGCCGATTGCGGTAAGGCTTTGAGCGAGGGCAAGTGCACTCACGGGCCGACCCCCGTCCAGTCTTGAATTGCGTGGTATTCAACGTAACCATAAAGGGCGTAATCTTTTCGCGCCATAATCCTGGTCTGAATACCCTTCCAAAGAACAACGTCATCGACATTTAAAGAGAGAACCGGGTCTGCGTGAATC